GGTCTCCCCTAGAGACCAGTGTAGTTCACACTACACTAGCGTACAGCTGTTTCCAACGAGCCTCATGAGACTCAAACAGACGCATCCAACGGGAAGAATGGATTCCTGTACTCAATCCTTTGCATCTCTTATACAAAGAATTGGCGTGTCAACCACGACTTTGAGTTATAGTACTCAATCGACTGCGTTGCAACAACGACTACAGTTTAAAGAAACTGTTAGAACTAAGAGCATACCAATGAACCACCCGACATACTCCCGCTTCGGCACGGAGGGAGGCAGGTTTCACTCACTACACTTACCCAAGGTGCAGCGTATCATTGGTGCGTCGCAACGACGACTACCCTTTAAGGTTAAAGGGTTAGAACCTAGATCTAGACGGGCACTATTTGTACCTGAGGTATAGGGCGATGCTCTATAAACACCCTCACCAGGCCTACAACAAGTGACTCTGCAGTTACAGTACCCGTTCTGGCACCAAGCCAGACACGCTGCTGCGCTAGATCAGCCACCGTACGATTCACGAATGGAACTACCACGTGTCTCGTCCGGGACGTCTCCCTCATTGTCAAAAAGGGGACGTTAAGAGCATCGAAATCCACCGCAGTTGGAGTCGAACCCTTAGCCGCAGCAACGGCCACCCAAATATCAAACGAAGCGAGCCCAGGAGTGGGCGTCACACGTAAGATCACATTATTCAGGCGAGTTTCCGGAGGCAGAGCAGATGGGATAACCAAGCTACGCTCTCGAAAGAGAGTCCAAGCACCTGTGCCCGGGCCAGACCATTGAAAGGCCTCGCTCAGTGTCACCGAAGTGACCACAAAACCTGGAGTAACCGGTATACCACCTGCATCAACCAATGCCGATGTGCTCGGACCCAACCTAGAAGAAGACGAAAGCGCACGAAACGCAGCAGCATCTTGAGCTTGCCGCTGACGGCGCATTCTGTTCTGGTTTGCCCTATTTCTTCTTCGGTTAGGATTTTGCATGCTGACACAAGAATATACAATGAATGCAAACTATTCTAAATGCAAGGTTCAGGCTTTGAAGCTAAGTAGTTGAACACGAACTTGGATAACCATGAAGTTATCTCAATCGCAAACATCAACCCTTATTTTTCACCAACCTTCTACTAGACCTCAACCCTTTGAATGGTTGCAAGGCCCAATTGGTTTCTACCTCTCCACCTTCACCTACCTACATGCTCTAACTAAAATGCTGACAGAAAGGAGAAACCAGACTACAGACCTAAGGGTCTGTGTCTTTATTCTCCACGACACCGTTAAACAAAGCGGGGGCTTGCGAAAAAGAGCTCTGCGGAGCAGCAAGCTTAACACCCGCGGACTCAGGCACCACAGCAGTGCTAGAATCAGCATCAAACTCGTTTTGATTAATCAGCTCAGGTGCGGCAAACCTAGTCCCAGAGACCGAACTCCGAGGCAAGGACAAGAGAGTTCCTTTTACGTACCGATTTAACTCGGCAACGCAACTCAGAACGTCCGAACGGACGCATCTGGTAATAGGCACAGAAGTGCACGGAACAACCTCGTAATTGTTGCAGGACGAGCGAAAATCACAATCCCAGATAGGAAAAAGTGACAACGCATCACCGGCACCAACCAGACCCGTAACCTTCGCCGACAATAAGAACATCCTCCTCATCTCACCTCTGTCCCCCAGTTTGATCGTCTTCTTACCAAGAGGGAGGTCGTAATCCGTCGTTAACAGACACACCCTCGGCAATGAACTCAGAGACATCTCAAAACTGGTATCAGGTAATGGATCGGTAAGAGACCACCCAGGGTCTTTCAATCCCAATGTAACGGAGCCCGCACTCGATTTTGGAACGTGCGAGACCAGGAACACCATGACCCATTTAAGGTGCATGTATCCTTTGCTCGGCACCAAGCCTTTGTCATAATCGGCCTTAAAAAGACCGGACAGCTTATTGTACGAGTTCTCCGGAACAAGAACGAAGGATCGCTCACCGCCACCTACCTTGAGACCCTTCCACCGGCCATAACCAGCTTGTTGACGCATATCCTCCTCGAATTCTTTCGAACCGAGGTATTCATTGACTGAATTGTCAAGCTTGGTTAAGGAGCGAGATGAAGAAGACCGAGTAAGAGCAAAAGACATATTTACAAGATTTGCTTATAAACGAGACCTGAAACAGGTAAGTCACACCACCCAAAGAGAGCTTGAAGGCCAAGGCCTCAAGATGTCACCTCAATCCTTGTATCTGAAGCTGCGCTAGTCTAGCCCTTTGACAAACGGGGGCCTAACTCTCACGCTTTACTCAACAAGATCAATGGGTTTAGCAGCTAGCCTTAAAGTCACTCACCCAAGCTAGGGTCAGAGCAACTAGTAACAGGCCTCGAGTACCAATCGAACAAGTGCGGAGCAATGTCGTGGACCAACACGCTGGGGCACTACACACCGGAAATCGGACAAGCGTTGAGCTAACAACGAAAATGAATCCAAAAACCAGTTATCGAAAGGCAAATTGACTCAACACTTATGCTATGCG